ATATTATATTGATTCTAATGATAAATATTTTCATTTTCCAAACTTTATAGATTTAGAAGGTTTTAATTCAGGATACCATATTATGTTATTTGTATGTTCAGCATACACCGAAGTATCCGAGCAAGAATTTTTAGCGGAGTTTGGGAATCCGAAAGTTGTTTTTCAATATCAAATATACGGAAGATGGGTTGATGTACCGAACCAAGATAGTATCAGAATCAAACCAACCCCAGACTACTCTACAGAAATCGAAGCATTAAACAAAAAAGCTAACGAAAACGGAATGAAAGCCGTTATAACATTTGAGAAATTATGAAAATACTACAAAAATTATTTAGGACCATCGAGCAAAAAAGTAAACTCGATTTGATTACAGAACTTTTAATTGTTCAAAATTCAACAATGGAAGCGTTAGATTTATTTGAAAAGGTAAAAGCAAATTTCTTGTTTGAAATGGCAAAAAGAGAAAAACAAGCAAGTTATGAATGTAAGTTGATTAATTCTTTTGAGCGAAAATCAACAAAAGAATACGACCCAAATTTTGATAAAAAAATTAATGAAATTAACGTAAATTTATAACTATGGAATTTAAAGGAACAAAGGGAGAGTGGTTCAATGACGGGCTAACTATTATGAACAAACAAACAAGAAGAATAATTGGAGGCTGTCATCTAATGACTTTTGAACACGACAGAAGAGGAAAATTACTGCCTGACACAATAGGGATTGCAAACGCCAAAATAATCGCATCAGCTCCTGAAATGTTTGAATTGTTGAACAAGATTTATGACAAAGTAGAGTGCGGGGCTTATGGTTACGATATCGAACAACTACTAACCAAAATAACACAATAATCATGGAAACAATAGCAATAATTTTAATAGTAACGGGTATATGCTTAGTTTTGATTGCTAATGGGGTCTTACTGCAGCAAAACAACCAACTACGAAAAGACTTAAAAGAATGTTACAGAAAATTAAACGAAAAATTATGAGAGTAATAATAGACAACGTAAAGAATATACACGCCAACGGAAGCGTAAAACGTGACCAATACAATCCTATTGGTATTGAGGGTACAATTGTTAACCGTAATGGAAAATACAACCCTATAATTGTACTTTGGGATAATGGTATAAGAAATTCGTATCAAATTAAAAATTTAAAAGAAGTATTATGACACTACAACAACAATTTGAAAACGCACCTTTTACCTATGATGAGGATCTAAACAGAATTGTAGGTTATGAAAAAATTGCTGATGATTATGCTATTGGGTTTCTAGGATGGTATTTAATACACCAAAGAACTATTTGCACAAATGAAATGTATCTTAGAATATCAAATAAACAACTACTAGAAATCTATAAAAAAGAAAAAGGATTATGAACCAACAAGAACAATTAACACACATCAAGATTTTAGCACAAATACAGCTAAATTATTTAACCGATTTTAAAGCAAAAAACAAGTCTTTTTTTACCGGAACGTTTAAACAATTTTGCAATAATCTAATTAAACATTTGATAAACATAGAAACCCAGCACTTTGATCCATCGATTAAAAGTCAAGAAAAAGCTGTAACTGTTTGTTATGATATAATGGATTCTTTTTATAAAGATGTTGCTGGCGTACCCGTTTGGGATATGCAGAATTTATCAACTATTATAAACGCCTATTATAAAGATCCAAAAAGTATTGAAGGAATCACAAAAAAGATATTGAAATGAAACAATCACCTAAAAAATCACTAATCGAGAGCATCACCCAGACCTTTATAGGTTTGGGAACTTCTATTTTAATTCAAGTAATTCTATACCCAATGATGGGTATTCCGGTAACATTTTCGCAAAACGTTGTAATTACCTTGGTATTCTTTTTTGTATCGATTATAAGAGGTTATTTTGTGAGACGAATATTCGAGAAATTATGAAATACACAAAAGAAGAAGCCGAAAAAGCAAAACAAAAAGAACCTAAATTTATTCCAAAAGTAGAGATAAAAGATGGTTACTATATTGTCGAATCAAAAATGAATTATTTATGAACTACCAAAAAAAAATAACCGAAATTGAAAATGCTCAAAAATCTTTAATTTTACTAAAAAAAGAGGTTTTAATTGCAGAGCGTAAAAGTAAAAAATTGGCTAGTATTGATGCATCTTTGTCTCAAACAGAAAAAAACGCTGCGGAATTTTATAGACAAATTTACAAACTAAACAAACAATTCTTCGAAACTTGGAGGATTGTTTTAAAACTTAAGTTATGAGCCACTACCTAACCGAGGCAGTAGATGCGCTGCCGATTTATAGAACGCCTGAAATAATCATTAAATATATAGAGAATGCTACAAATAACAAATGAATGCAACATGCTATTAATGGCAAGGTATCCTGATAATTATTTCGATTTGGCAATTGTTGATCCGCCGTATGGGATAGGAGGTAAAAACATAGGTAATGGAGGGTTTTACGATGGCAAAAAAGTAAAAGGATGGACGGCTAAAAGTCCTTTTTATAATCAATCGATAGTTGAGTGGGATGTAATTCCTGAAAAAGAATATTTTAATGAATTATTTAGAGTTTCTAAAAATCAAATTATCTGGGGTGCAAATCATTTATGTGAAAATCTGCCAATATCAAAAGGATGGATTTTTTGGGATAAACAAGTAGCAGAAGATTGGAGTTTTGGAGATGGCGAACTTGCTTGGACTTCTTTTTTAGGAAGTATAAAAAAATTTACTTTTAGATACTCTGGAATGTTAAAGGGAAAAAACGGTAATTATAGAGAGCCTAGAATACACCCAACTCAAAAACCGATACCATTGTACAAATGGCTTCTTGACAAATACGCCAAACAAGGCGACAAAATACTCGATACACATTTAGGTTCGGGTTCAATCGCCATCGCCTGCCACGATTACGGATTTGACTTGACGGCTTGCGAACTTGACCGTGATTACTTCGACAAAGCTATGGAACGAATAAACAACCACGTAGCACAACAAAAACTTTTTTAATAATTTCACTACTATCTAAATAAAAGTATTATATTTGCAATCGAAGTTGGTCAGAACTTCTAACTGAAAATCATTTAAACCTCTCTGACTATCTTGCTGACCCGAGATTTTTGGAGGGGTTTTTAAATTTAAAAGAAAATGGATTTATCAAAAACAATTATTCCAAAATCAGACCAGTTAAACGCTGATGACCTAATAAGCGGGTCAAAAACTATTAAAATTCGTGAAATAAAAGCGGGTGCAGATGAAACGCAACCCGTATCTATTTACTTTCACGGAGACGATAACAAACCGTTCAAACCTTGCAAATCGGTTCGCAGAATCTTAGTGCAACTTTGGGGGGCGGATGGTTTGCAGTATATCGGTCGTAGAATTACGTTATTTCGTGATGATAGCGTAAAGTGGGCAGGAGTTGAAATTGGCGGGATTAGAATTAGTCACGCATCGCATATCACAACGGATACACGTGTGCTGGTAACAACCGCAAGAAACAAAAGAACGCCAATGACTATTGAAGTTTTGCCAATGGTAGAAATCAAAGATTTTGAAGCTGCCAAAAAAGCAATTAAGGACAAAAAAACAACGATTGAAGCAATAGTAAAACAATACGATGTAACGCCAGAACAACTTAAACAATTACAAGATGAAACAATTTAAGTGTAGAGCTTCGCAAATCGGCAAGCTATTGACCAATGGTAGGAGCAAAAATGAAATGGGAGAAACTGCCAAAAGCTACATAAAAGAATGGTATATTTCCGAATTGACAAAAAAACAAAAAGAGATAAAAAGCAAATATCTTGACCGTGGTAATGCGATGGAATCAAAAGCAATTGAGAGGGTTGCAAGATATTATAACACCGCTTTGTTTAAGAACGAAATTCAATTAGAAGACGACTTTTTTACAGGAACTTACGATGCACAAACCATTGACCGTGTAATTGATACAAAAGTGCCTTTTGATGCTTTTACATTCCCATTTTTTGACACTCAAATAGATAAAGATTATTATTCGCAATTGCAGATTTATATGCATTTAACAGGATTGAAAAAAGCATCTTTGTGTTATTGTTTGGAAAATGGTAGCGATGAACAAATTGAAAAATTATTGTGGAAAATTGAAGAGCCCGATATTAATGATTGGGAAGAAGCCGAAAGACAACTTAGCTATGACCATTTACCCGATAATTTAAGAATAAAAGTATTTGAGTTTGATTACGATAAAACTTTTATAGAAAACGCAAAACAAAGAGTTATAGAGGCTCGAGAATATTTAGAAACAATTAAAATCAAATAAACAATGGTAAAGAATAATTTTGTATATTTGTATTAGTAGAGTCGTCGCTACGAATAAAAATATTATAAAATTCCACCATTGATAAAGACGACGACCTTTTGATATGGTGGTTTTTACTTTTATGGAAAGAATAGAAAAATTAAAATTAGCAGAAAAACTAGGTTTTACTTATTGTAAAGAAACAGGGGATGTGTTTACACCTAGTAAAAAAATTGTTTCTAAAAAAACGAAAAACGGATATTTGTCGCTTACAATTAGAAATGAAAAAAAACAATGTTTTTATTTATATGCTCACCAATTTGCTTATTGGTCAACACATAAAAAAATAGTTGACTGTATCGACCACATCGATAGGAATAAACAAAACAACAATATTTATAATTTACGTAGTGTTACAAAAAGCGAAAATGCAATGAATATGTCAAATACAAATGGATATACTTTTTGTAGTAGAACAAAAAAGTATATTGCAATTATTATGGTAAATTACAAAAAGAAACAGTTAGGAAGTTTTGATAATCCAGAAGATGCAAAAAAATGTTACGAAGAAAATAAAGAAAAATATCACTTAATTAAATAAATAAAATATGGAAATCGAAGGTACAGTCTACAAAATAGGACAAGAGGAACAAGCTACTGCAAGTTATAAAAAAAGAGAGTTGGTAATAAAAACAAAAGAAAATTATCCTCAAACTATTTGCATAGAATTCCCACAAGGGAAGTGTAATGAGTACATTGATAAATTACAAATCGGTCAAGAGGTTACTATCGGAATTAATTTGAGGGGTCGGGAGTGGACCAATCCACAAGGCGAGGTTAAGTATTTCAATTCTATTAATGGTTGGAGCGTAAAGTAAAACAACAACGGCACGTAATTAAATTTGCGTGCCATTTTTTAAAGAATTATGAACACAAACGAATACATGCGTGTTTGGCGCTCAAAAAACAAAGACAAAATTAAAGCTATCAACAAAAAATGGTGGCTTGAAAATCGAGAATTTCTTAAACTAAAAAAGCAAATAATAAATGAATCCATACGAACCAATACTTAAAGAAGTCGCCAGCGGGATGTTGGAGACTGCAGAAAAAAGACAGAAATTTTCAAACGATGCTTTTATGGATGCAACGCTTATTTTTCAAACTGTTTTAATGGACAAAGTTTTTGAAATTCAAGAATATGATAAAATGGAAATAAGATATAGGCTTGAAATGGCAGAAAGTTGCGGAAATGATTTGAGAAAATTAATTCACACTTACACTGGGCTAGATACCGTGAAATTGATTGATAATTACGAAGAATGAAACCATACCCACATCAAGCCGATTCAATATCGGAAATCATTAAACATTTTAATACCCAAGACCGCTTGTTGTTCAGTTTAGCAACAGGCGGTGGTTAGGGAAAACAGCAGTGTTTTCTTTTCTTTCAAAACAATTCATTAAGCAAACAGGAAAAAAGGTTTTGATAGTGGCGCATCGTGAGGAGCTGATTAATCAAACGGCAACGACTTTAAGAACTATTGGGGTAACGGTTGAAACTGTAACCGCACAAAAGAAATCGTTAAATCATTTGTCTCAGGCATACGTTGCAATGATACAGACGCTCTCAAAACGTTTGCAAAAAGACGATAATTTTTTGAAAGATGTTGGTTTGATTATAGTCGATGAAGCACATATTTTGTGTCATCATAAGATTTTCGCTTACTATCCTGATGCAAAAATTCTCGGGGTTACAGCAACCCCTTCCGTTTTAAAGAAAATCAATTTTACAAAGTGTGCAAGATGTGGAAGCGTTCACGACAAAATCGAAACCTGCTGCAATATTGAAACTTTTGAATACACCCGAAATTTTACACTTTCGGAAATCTACGAAGATATTATTATAGGGCGTGGAATTACAGATTTGATAAACGATGGAAAACTCGTAAAAGAATTAGTTTATACAACTGGTTCGCTAGATCGGTCAACTTTGAAAATCGATGCGAAAACAGGCGATTTTGAAGACCAGGATTCTGAAATGGAAAAGGGAATTTTTGATGTCGTAAAAAATTACAAAGAAATTGCAATGAACAAGAAAACTATAATATTCAATAGTTCCGCAAAAATGAATTTATTAGTTTATAATGCTTTTTTAGATGCTGGAATTTCAAATGTAAAAATATTTGATTCTGTTAATGATTCGGAAAATAGAAAAAAAGTTTTGGATTGGTTTAAAAATACACCAAACGCAATATTGTGCAATGTTTCTGTGTTTACAACTGGATTTGATGAGCCGTCCGTTGAATGCGTTATAATGAATCGGGCTACTTTGTCTTTGGCGTTATTCCTGCAATGCGTGGGGAGAGGTGGTCGTCCGTGCGAATCGGTTTATAAACCTTACTTCACATTAATTGACGGGGGTGGAAACGTAGAAACTTTTGGCAAATGGTCGGACGAAATAGATTGGAAACCGATTTTTTACGGTACTGATTCCAAGCCAAAACCAAAAAAAGAAGCCCTTGAAAACGTGAAACAATGCAACGGATGCGGTTATATTCACACAAAAAACTTATTGGAATGTCCAGAATGTGGTTATACCGAACCCGAAAGAGAAAAGAAAATTGTAGTTAGTGGTGAAGTTGCAAAATTGTTGGATGAGATTCCTTTGCCAGATGGTCATAAAATTGTGCAATATGCGAAACGATTAGGGAAATGTCGGAATTTTGCTTGGTCAGTACTTATTAATCAAACGCTAGATCTTTTTTATTACCATAACGTAACCGAAGGGAATTTCACAAACACAGTAGAAAACGGAAAATTTGAAATTGCAATCAGAAATATAATTAAAACACCTTATGCAATTATTCAAAATTCAGAATTGGAATGTGGAGTAATGAGGACTAAATCGTGGATAGTGAATCAAATACAAA